AATCGGCACTTACGGGCAGACGCACACGGTAGACGAGGTGCGCGCCAAGTATTACCAGAGCAAGCCCATCGGCGACGACCGCGGCAATCTGCTGGTTGCGGAGGTAGGCAAGGGCTTGACGCCTGCCGACCCCGACGCCGAAGAAAAGCAGCAGGCCATGCAGCAGATGCAGCAGGGCGAGATGGGCGCGCGGCGCGGCGAAATGAGGGGCCGCGGCATGGGCCAAATGGAGAATGACGCAGAGGAGTCCGGCAGTGATGACCAGGGCGAAGTGCAAGGGCAAGAGGGGCGGCAAGCGGAAGTAAAGGCGCTCAAACGCTGGCTGCGCAACCGCAAGAATCCCGACCCGCTCAAGTTCAAGCGCGTCCATCTGTCAGAGGATGACGTGCTGCAAATCGCCGGCTGGGAGGCAGCCACGGCGCACGATTTTTTTACGGAGAGTACCCGTGAGCACTGGACGGCGCTCAAGGCGCTTGTGCTCCAGCTTGACCCCGACGAGGACGACGCGGAGGAACGCATCTACCGCGAACTGGAGCGGCGCGGAGAAACGGCCCTGCTGCGCGCCTTCCGCGAGCAGTGGCGCAACCTGCTACCGCCCAATGCCGAGGACATGGAGCTTGACGAACTGATGGAATACGTCAATGCCCGTCTGCTCCAAACGCCAGTCATCCCCGACGCGGTGAGCCGCATCGTGCAGAACGGCGCGGATGCTGGCGTCAACGTTGCCTTGGACCAGTTGGGGCGCATCGGCGTTTCGTTCGACTACACGCTTGTCAACACCCGCGCTCGGGAATGGGCCGCGCAGTACAGCGGCGAACTGGTGAGAAACATAGACGATACGACCAAGCAGGCAGTGCGACAGTCGGTGCAGCGATGGTACGCGAACGGTGAGCCGCTTTCGGCCCTGACTGCCGACCTGGAGCCGACTTTTGGCGAGAAGCGGGCGCGGCTGATTGCCATGACAGAGACGACGCGCAGTGCCGCGGAGGGGTCGCGTACCGGCTACAGGGAATCGGGCGTGACTAAGGCGCTCAAGTGGAAAACCAGCAATGATGAACTGGTTTGCCCGGTCTGTGGCGCGCTGCACGGCCAAACTGTAGCACTGGAGGGTGCATTCTTCGATGCGCTGTCGGTAGAGCAGCAGGCGAAATTGCGCAGGCGGTTTGAGGTTCCGCCCGCGCACCCTGGTTGTCGTTGCCGTGTGGCGGCAGTGGTGGAACCGGCATGATCACCTACGGATTGCAGATTAACCAGAACACGGTAGATCGCCTGTTTCGCAAGCTTGACCGGCTGGCAGCAGAACGCGTGTTGCGCGCGCCGATGGAAGAAAGCCTGCAAGTGCTGCAAGACGACCTGACCGACTACCCGCCGAAGCCGCAGCGCCCGTACCCCAAGATGCTGCGCACGGCCAAGCAGCGCCGCTATTTCTTTTGGGCGATCAAGAGCGGCGTCATCCAAGTGCCCTACGTCCGCACCGGCAAGTTGGGGCAATCCTGGACCTACAGGATTGAGACGACGGGCGCGGGCTTGCGCGGCATTGTGGGTACAAACATGGGCTATGCCAAATGGGTACAGAACGAGGACAGCCAGGCCGTGATCCACCGCGGTAACTGGCTGACAGACGCCCGCGTCGTGAGCCAACGTCGCGACGAGATAGGGCGGCGCTTTGCCGCGGCCATCAAGCGCGCAATGGCCGGTGGGATGGGGGAATGAATATGTCGCAAGTAGTAGCTATCAAGAGCGATACCGACGCCTGGGAGCTTGACGTGCTGGGCGTGCCGTTCGGCGGGCCGCTCAACGGACGCGACACGGACGGGCAGTATTTCAGCGCGGCGACCAAGCTTTACCTGGACAGGTACGCGGCCATCCCTGCCGTCTACTACCACGGCTTTGACCCCGACACGGGCAAGCCTGCCAGTGAGCCGCAGTACATCGGCAAGACGACCGGCTACGAAGTCAAGCCCGATGGCGTCTGGTTCCGCGTGCTGCTCGACAAGGCCAACGACTACGCGCGGCGCGTGTGGGATGCGGCCCGCACCGGCATTGCAAAAGCCTCCAGCGGCAGTGTGGCGCACCTGCACCGCGTCGCACCGGACGGGCACATCACGCACTGGCCGGTAGCAGAGTTGAGCATCTTCGATGCAGTGGGCAAGCGGCAGCCGGCCAACCAGTACGCGGTCGCGCTGCCGGTGATGAAGGCGGTATATGCACAGGCGGGCATTGACCTGCCTGACGACATAGAGGGAACGGACGAACCCGCAGCGGAGGCGGGCGCAGAAGGCGCACAGCAAAGTGCGCCCGCGGCAGAGGGTACGGACGAACCCGCAGCAGAGGAACAGGCACAAGAGACAACACCGGAGGGTGTAGAGATGGACGAGAAGCAAATTAGCGAGGTGGTGGCGCAGCAAGTCGCCGCCATGCTCCAAGCGGAACGGGCGGCAGCCGCGGCCAAGGCCGAGCAGGAAGCCGCCGTGCAAGCGCGCATTGACGACGCGCTCAAGACGCAGAAGGCGCAGCATGACGCGGAACTGGCCGCGGCCAAGAGCGAATCCGCCGCGGGGCGGCGCTTGCCCGGCGAGGGGGGCGCGCCCTATGTCAGTCAGTTTGGCAATATCGCCAAGTATGACGACCTGGACGCCGCGGACCTGTCCGTACTGGCCGGCCTGACCACGGCCATCAAGAGCGCGAACAAGGGCAGCGGCCCCAGCGAGGACCTGCGCCGCGCTCTGGCCGTGCGCGTGGCAGAGACGACCGGCGACGAGGAAGTGCAGTATCGCAGCACCAAGAGCGCCATGAAGATGGCCGGTATGCCGCTCAAGGCGAACGAGTTGAATCAATCCACGCTCGCCAACTACGGCGACGAGTGGATCGGCGTCACCTACAGCACGCAGCTTTGGGACAAGATTCGTCTTGCTACGCCGGTTGCGGCCCGCATCCCGACCGTGGTAGTGCCGCAGGGCAGCGAGTCGGTGATTATTCCCCTGGCGAGCACCGCGCCGACGTTCTACAAGATGGCACAGGCCGCGAATCTGGCCGCCAACCCTGGCCGCCCCACGGCTACCGCCACGGCTTCGCAGTTGGGCACGGCCAAGCAAACGCTGACCGTTGCCAAGCTGGGCGCGGCAGTGAACTACACCGGCGAGCTTGAGGAAGATTCCTTGATTCCGTGGGTGTCCGAACTGCGGCGCGACCTGACCGCCGAAGCCGCCGAGGTGTTGGAGCACATCATCATCGACGGCGATACGGCAACCGAAGCCACGACCAACATTAACGACATCGCCGGCACGCCGGGCGGTACAGAGGCGTTTCTGTTGTTCAACGGCTTCCGAAAGCTAGCCCTTGTGACCAACACGGCCAACGCGCGCAGCGCGGGTACGCTGGCAATCGAGGACTATCTGGAGACGGTCAAGCTGCTGGGGCTGGCCGGCAAGAACGCCGCGGACAAGCAGGCGGTGTCCTTCCTGGTGGACATGTGGACGCACTGGAAGTCGCTGGAACTGGCAGAGGTCAAGACGCGTGACGTGTTCGTTGCGCCCACCGTCGAGAACGGCATGTTGACCAACGTCTACGGCTACAACGTCATCACCACGCCCAACATGCATCGCGCCAACCAGGACGCCACTTACGGCCTCAAGGCGAATGCCTCCGGCAAGGTGGACCTGGACACGGCAGCCAACAACACGACCGGCTCGATTCTGGCCGTGCGCTGGGACCAGTGGCGGCTTGGCTACAAGCGCCGCATGGCGTTTGAGATTGACCGCGACGCCATCAGCGACAGCACGGTTATCGTCGTGACGATGCGCGTGGGCATGATCAACCGCGATAACGAGGCCGCTGCCATCTCCTATAACGTCGGCCTGTAAGGGGGACCTATGGCACAGCTATACAACCTCAAGGCAGGGGTAGCACTGGATACCGACGTTGTGGCCGCCGCCCGTCCGGTGGTAGTGGCGTCTGCGAACGGGGCAATTGCGATTGCCCCCTCGACCGTCGTCATCACCAAGGCGACCGCGGCCAACATGACGTTGGGCACGCCGACCACTGCGCAGAACGGAACGATCATCCACATCGTAGCGGCAACCGCCGCCGCGCACACGGTTGCAGCGGCAACCATCGGCTTCAATGCCGGCGACGCGGCCAAGGATACGGCTACGTTCGGCGGGGCCATCGGGGACGGTCTGACCGTGCTGGCCTACGGCGGCGAATGGCTGATTCTGTCCAGCACCAATATCACGCTGGGCTAAGGCAGGCTGCAATGCTGGTGCAATTCGTGCGTGACTACCAGGGCAAGGCAACGGGACCGCACTTCTACCGCGCAGGGCAGGCGGTAGACCTCCCCGACGCCGCGGCGCAAACCGTCGTGAGCGAAGGGGCCGCGGTTCCCGTTGAACCTGCACCCGAAGCGGAGCCGGAGAGAGAGCCGGACAAACGGGGCAAGCGCAAATGAGTTATTGCGAGGCGGGGGACATCAAGACGGCGCTGGATATCGCGGGCTACGACAACGACGTGTGGCTGGATTCGTTGTCGGCGTCAGCCGGTGCGTGGATTGACGCTTACTGCGGGCTGCCCACGGGCGGCTTTGCGGTAGCGGCAGACACGACGCGCACCTATGACGTGTGTGCGCTGCGCGGCGGCGCGCTGCTTCTGGATGTTCCCTGTCTCGCGGTGACAACGCTACTCAACGCGGACGGCACGGCGATACCGGCCAACGGCTTCCGGCTGTATCCGCTGAACGAGCCGCGCAAGTGGCGCATCGAACTGCTGGGCGGCTATGCCTGGGCACTGGTAGACGACGGGCTGTACACGGTGACGGGGCGCTGGGGGTGGTCGGCCTCCCCGCCCGCGCCGGTGCGTGAGGCGGCAATCATGCTGACGTGCTGGATGTTCAAACGCTATCAGGCCGCACTGCAAGATAACGCTGCCGTGCCGGAACTGGGGCAAATCCTCTACGGCGAGGCCATGCCCAAACAGGTCATGGCGCTGCTGACGCCCTTCCGCAACGGGACGGTGATGCTATGAGCCTCGACGCGGCTATCGACGGGCTGCGGGCAGCAGTGGAAACCATGCCGGGGCTGACGCGGGTCTACACCGATCCGCCCGAAAGCCTCAACGAGTTCCCCTGCGCGTTCGTGGTGTCCGACAGCGGGGAGATGAACGACAGCGGCGCGGGCGGCTACTCGCTGCACACGCTGGTTGTCGAAATCTTCCACGCCCGCGCGGTGCTGGCGCAAGCGGTAGACGGGGCGAAGGTCTGGCCCGACCGCGTGCTTGCTGCGCTGCGCGTGGACCACACGCTTGGCGGCACGGTGTCGCATGTGCGCTGGCCCGTCACCTATCAGGCGGGGGCGCTCAACTACAACAACATAACGCACTACGGGATGCGGTTTCGCGTGACTGTGAAGGTGAACGAATGATCGCACTGAGATATGTAGGGGCAGGGACGTACATTCACGGCGTCCCCGCCCGCGACCTGACGGAAGAAGAAGCGGCCCAACACGGGGCCGTGATCCGCGAACAGGAGACGCTTACCGGCACAGTCATGTATGAGCCGGTAGCGCAGCCGCCCGCGGCAGGCAGCAAGCGCGGCGTGAAGGCCGCGGAGGAGGGCGACAATGGCTAGTCAGTATGGGCCATTCAGCATGAACAAAACGGCCCTTGGCCGTGAAACGACGTATGGGACCGGCGTGGCGGCAACAACCATCTGGCGCGCGCCGTTCAGCATGGTCGAGGACGCCAGCCAGTCGGTGACGGTTGACGAGAACATCGGCCTCCTGGTGCAGGCAGAACGCAGCTACGACACGCAGCATCAGGGGCGGCTGGTCATGCCCTCCACCGAACTGACCTATGAGCAGGTGTGTCATCTGCTGGAGGCAGGCGTCAAGACGGCAACGCCCACGGGCACGGGCACGTACACGCGCATCTATGCCTACCCGACCGATAACAGCGTGCCGACGCCCAAGAGCTACACCATCGAGACGTATAACGCCCTGGCAACGCCGGACGCGCAGGAGATGAACGGCTGTCTGGTCGAGGAGTTCACGCTAGAGGGCAACGCGCGCGAGGCATGGAAGATGTCGGCTACGTGGTTTGGCAAGAGGCCGGTTACAACCACGCCGACCGCGCTTTCCACCCTGGTCAGTGTCGAAACGGCCATGATTCCCATGACGCTGCTCTACATCGACGCGACGGGCGGGACCATCGGCACAACGCAGAAAACCGGCGTGCTGATGGGCGCGCAAATCCGTGTCAAGACGGGCCTTGTCCCCGTTCCGGTAGGCGACGGCAGCTTGAGCCACAGCACCTACAAGTGGACCAAGCCGGAAATCACCTACTCGTTGACGTTGGAGTTGGAGAAGGACGGCAGCGCGTCGGCAGTGGCGACGGAGCGCACGGCCCGCACAAACAAGACGGTGCGCCTGATTCGCCTGTCCAACACCGGCAGCGGCAGCAAGGGCTTCACCATCGACTTTGCCGGCATCCATGACAGCGTAGGCGACTACACCAACAGCAACGGCAACACGACGGTGCAGATTACGGGGCACGCGGTCTATAGCTCTACCGATACCCTGTTCTGGTCCATGACGGTTGTCAACGCAGTGGCAACACTGCCGTAAGGGGGCACGATGGGGTTTTTCACAGGACAAACCAAGGTTGTAGACCTGGGCGGCGGCAACACGGCTACGCTGCGCAAGGGTACGTTTGCGGACGTTGCCAAGGCGCAAAGCGCCGCAGCGCACTGGGAGGGTGACAAGCTAGTGCTCGACTGGCCGATCTACCGCCTGGAGTTGGTCAAGGCAACGCTGACGGCCTGGAGCGGCCCCGACTTCGAGGGGCAGCCGCCGACAGCGGAGAACATCGCCGCGCTGCCGCCGTCCGTAGGCGAGAAGCTGGCGAAGGAAGCACAGTCGCTCAGTTCCTTGGATGACGACGAGGGAAACTGATATGGCGCGGATACGAGGAGCGCATCATGCTTGGTTCCTCCTCGGCGTCCGCGCCGACGCGATACGGCGTGCTGATCACGGTAATGGAGCGCATGGGCTGGTCATGGCCGGACCTGTGCGCCGCGCCTGCTGACTTGGTGGACGAAATCGCTACGCGGATGCAAGCGGAAGCGCACTGGGCGGCAGAGCGGGGACAGTTGGACAGGCAGATGAACGAGGCGCAGGCAGCAATGAAGGCGGGGCGGCGTGGCGGATGAAGTCGTAAGAGCCGAAATCATAGCGGAGGACAAGACGGGGCCGGGC